AGTTCAATACCTACTACTGGAAAATGGGGATATACAAAACCTAATGAATATTATAGAGCAACTGACTTTTTAAATGAAGACTATCCTACTAATTTTGGATATAATCATTCAGCAAAAGCTCCTGCTTCTGGATTTAAAAATATAACTATTTATAGTGATGAAATAAATAGTTTGCCTACCTATACATTTAATGCTAAATTTGGAGATAGTTCTTGGGAAGGTATTGGAGATACTTCGGGAATAGAAATCCCATTAAATCAACTTACTATAATAAGTGGAATGCCAATTTCAAATGGTAATTGGAGATTTGGATTAGCAATATATTTTCCACATGAAAACGGAGGTTATATTGTTCAATATGCTTCACATGAGAAAGCTATTACCTCTTTAAGTTCTTCTGCTGATATTTCTAAAATGATTATTAATCTATCATTATCAGATAGAGTAAAACAGTATATAAAATCAGCTATTGATAAGAATGTAAAAACATTAGATGCTATTCCATTCATAGGCTATAATCTAACTTATGTAACTACTGACCCAGCAGGCAAATACTTCCGTTTCTTAGGAGGAGGAAGAGCTTTTTGTATGCCAGAAGGAGAGAAAATTACTATTAATATAAAAAATGCTTCCGAAGCTTATAATGTAAAAGTTACTGGTGGATATGTAATGTATTATAATATCGATGCAGGAAATAGAAATTTTGCATTGAATGAAGGTGGAATAAGTACTTGGACTAAACCTAAGAATAGTTATTCTTGTGGTATGACTGTAATATTTGATTTTTCTTATAACTCTACTGGAAAATTATTAAATGCTTCTAATGTATATTTAGGATTAGAAACTGTTTATATTAATCAAGCTGGCTCTATTGAAATGATGAAAAATGGGACATGGACTGCTGTAACATCTGTTGCAAGTGCTGGAACTTATAGAATAACAGCAAGAGAGAGCTATACGGGAGGAACAAGAACTGCTTTATCTACACTCTTAAATAATTTACCTTCTTATACTACTACTAATAATATTCAACCAGTATTAGGAATATGGGTTAGATTTGGAGTAAATGGGGTAAATGTTGATAAAAAAGGAGCTTCCATAACAGTTAGAATGTTAAACCCATTATAAATCTTGCTCATATCAATAAGTTTTCGTATATTTGCAATAGATATAGAACTTAACTTGATAGGTTACATGATTTTTTTATTCATTTTTAAAGCATCTGCTGCGAAGTAGGTGCTTTTTTATTAAGGCAGTTATAGTAGAAACCATTAAAACACCTTCTACGATTAAGAAAAAGAAGTAGGAGATATTTTAAGGTAAATTTGTTTAGTTATATATTGGATAAGATAGGCATAAATTTCATCTGTTTTATATGACAATTTTATTCCAATTTTATCCAATATAAACATTACACAATGGAAAATTTCATGTTGCAAAATAGATAATTCATCTATAGTTTTAGGTATAATATCCATGTATAGTATAGTCTGATTATCATTTAGAAATAGACTTTTATATTTACCTTTTATATCTTTTTGTGAAAGATTTATACCGTATTTTTTCAAATTCATAATTAAGTCTTTTTTATTTCCAAAATGTACCATTATATGAAAAGGATAAATTTGACAATCTATGATAAAATTCATAAATCATTATTTAAAACTAAAGTTTAAAAGTTAAAGATAAGTATTCTCGTCTACACGGTGCATCTTCAAAGTACCCATAATATAGTTCCGACCAGTAGGACGATTAACTATTATAGTTGTAGGTTCGTAAGAATCCAAACATACAAACTTGCTCTCTGCACCAGCATATTCAGATTTGATAGTCACTTGGTGACTCGTCATATAACTAATGAAGTTCTTGTGAACCGCACGGACATCAACTGTACTATCATGGAAATCGTCTATGATAAACGAAATCTCTACATCGGGATTTTTGTAGCACACTTTATCCGGTACAAAGACATCCTCCTTGTTGCTGTTAATCCAAGAAGCCGTATAGATATTCTTGGGTTCTCCTTGTGCAAGAAAGCCGTCCATCTTCAATATACGAAGACCTTTCCATTTGACTGTAAAGTCAGTATAGTTTTCGATACCAGCTTTTACGAAATATATGTTTGCTCCTATCATTACAGTCTTAAATCTTTAGTGAACATTTTTACTTTACCATCATTCTCTAAAACCTTCACTTCACATTTGGGAGAATACATATAGACTACAACATTACTGTGTACGTCTACATAGTCAATAGTCAAAACACTTTCATCAAACAGATAAATACGTATGGTATTAAATCCGTCCAATTCCAAGTGAACATTAGACTTATTGGATATATATATAGTTGGGCATTTAGTTTCTTGTACCGATATGCGGCTATCACATTGGACGAAGTGAGAAACGTCCTCTTTTAAGGTTATATAATCGTGATTATCTACCCACATAGAGTAAGTATAACCATCAACTCCATCAACATCATTAAAGGTGTGCTTTCCGTTTATATAGTCAGCAAACTCCCTTTTTAAAAAGTCAACGGACATTCCCCAGCCTTCATACATTGAAGTTGCCATATATGGAATACTCTGTTGCTGCAAGGCAAGCTGCATCAGCTTCTCTCTATCCTCCTTGCAGGCTTTCCACTCTTTGTTGTACTCGCTACACAAGTCCCGTAACAAAGAGTTTTTGTAAAAGTATAGTAAGTTATGCTCCATCATTCTTCTTTAAACAAGGAAACAATAAAATCTCGTCCAGCACCCGTCCACCTTCTGTCATAAATAATACGTCCGTTATCCAAAACAGTTTGCTTAACAGAAGTGTAACCTAAGTCAGCATACTTCGCATACAACAGCCATGTGCCGTTTTGCTTGAACTGAACTTCCATCTTAGATAACCGATTGTTAAGTTCTATTGCAGACCTCAAACCAACTTCCTTTGCAATCTCGCCAGCAGTATAAGTTTTAGAATCATGCACCAAGCGTTTAACATTGTCTTGTGCCTCCTTAGCTTCAAGTAACGCCTGCTGTTTTGCTTCATACTCCAAAGCCCATGCTCTTGCGGCTTCTGCCGGATTATTGAAGTTAGGCAATGTGATACCAGAAATAGCTTTCTTTTCACATTCAAGAAAGTAGTTCCTATAATCATAACTTAAAGGAGTTCTTGCCATCATTGCAATATGTTTAGCAAAGTCTATTGTGATAGCATAATCCTTAGTTTCATTACCGTTCGTCATTGTGACGAACCCTACCCAATCCTCATTCTCTTTAAAGAAATTATCTTCAACTATGTTTTGAGTTGCCCATCTCGACCAATTAGATTTATCTAATCCAAGTCCAATATACAACTCTCTTGCTGAAACTACTTGCTTTCCTTCTCTCTCTGAAATTTTAATTAGCTCTTTCATATTTACGATGTTTATACGGTATTAATAATAGTGAGGGAGAAGTGCACCGTAACCACTTTCAATAAAGGAGCGACCTCTATCTATCTCCCTCACTACAAATATACTAATTAATCGGGTAATATCCTAACATTTACACCATTTCCTGCGGCAGTAGAAATATTTACCGTCCAAACTTGAATAGCTTGAAGTATCTGATAACTACTTCGCATTTGAAGCAACATCTGCGACATCGTTCCTGCATTGACATTAGTCATATCCCATATACCTTGCAGAATAGTAGTTTGTTGGAACACTTGCCCACTAACCATATTTAAATAAGCTTCAATAGCCCCAGCAGTTTCTTCACTCACGGATTGCACTCCTTTCTGCAACGAAGAGAGGGCTGCATCTTTCACTCCACTACCGAACTCAATACCAAGCTGACCCATCAAGTTCTTTAAGTCCTCGTTTATCAAAGGAACTAATTCTTTACCTAAGTCGGCTATCTGTTTGGCTTCTTCGGTAGTGATACCTACACCGCCAGCAGAGTTTTCTTCGGTAAATCTCTGAACCATAGCAAACATACTCTTCAACCGTTGTCCGA